CTGCGAATATCCATGCGGTACTGATCGTAGGCATCCAGCATCATGCTTGCCGTGGTTGTCGGCTCGGACATGAACGACGCGGTAGATCTTGCAAAGAAGCCCTTGTCGCGCATGTATTCCGACTTGGTCAGCACGCTGTCAACCACCTGCGTCTTGTAGATCACGTCATCAAACAGCTGATCAACCTTGGCATAATCCGTCACGCCCTGCGCCTTGAGCTGCATCTTGCATGCCGCCCAGATCACGCCCCACGTTGCCTTATCTGCCAACTCCGCAGGCTTCAAGCCAACCTCGGTGACCTTCTCAGCAAAGGTGCTGTCTTGCTTGATCATCTGCGTAAGACCGCGAGAGATGTTGATATCGTAATATCCGAGATCCTTCCACGCGGCAATACCGCTGTGCGACAGCATATCCTCCACGTTTGCCTTGATCTTCTTTGGGTCAAGTGCCTTGGCAATATACTTGGGGTCAAGGATCATTGCAGCTCTTGTCAAAGCCATGGGCTGCTGTACCACCACGCGCACGTTGAATGCGATCTGCGCACGGTTGTATGTGTGCAGCATCTTCATGCCGAGCGAGTCGCCCGGCGTTCCCTGCGCCTCGGTGCCGTTGTAGGCTTGCAGGATGTGCAAAACAAAGCTTTCGGCATATCCTACCGATTGTCTTCCCTGCACCACGGGAGAGCCGAACGCTCTCTTCATCTGTGCGCGAAGGTTGTTTTTCTCCACGCCCGTGTCAAGGTCGTATTCCTTGTAATTCAGCCATCGGATGGCATCCAGCACCGGAAGAGCCATCGCATTGTACTGCGCCATATCTGCCATGTGTGTAGAGAATACGTCAAAGATGCTGTACAAGAGCAGCGGCTGCTTTGTGTTCTCACTCAGCTCCTTGGTAAAGCCCATGTTCAAAAGGCGGTAAAGATCCGCGCCCTTGATCTGCTTGTCGGTATTGGTGCTAAGCGATTGCTTGTCAACCGAGATCGGGAAATATCCCTTCTCGCCATACGCTCTCTCGCCAAATCTTGCAAGTGTGACGTGGTTGCCCCACTCACCGCCCTGCTTCTCCATGAATTGCTGCAGTTTGTCTGCAACCTCTCTCTGACGGTCTGTCAGAGCCGCATTCATAGCATCAATGTCAGCCTCAGTAAATCTTCCGTATCGACCCGAAACGCGCTTTTTCTTGGCGAATTTGCTCTCGCGGATCTCCACGTCAGACACGGTCACGCCACCGTTAAGGATGTGCTTTCTGCCCTGCGCTCTCTTGGAAAGCTCGTAGAAGCTCATCAGCGCGGCTACCGTTGTCTTGACCTTGCGCCCGTCGGAGATGGATACCTCCACGACCTTGTTTTCCCACTCCTCGCGCTCCTTTGCTGTAAAGGTGGATTTCGCATAGTCAATGATCGCCTTGGCGTTCCAAGCAAGCTTGCTTTGCCCTTCTCGCAGCGCAAGGTTGATCGATCTGCCGCCCGATCCGAATCTGTCCCAAGCGTAGTCGGGTCGGATGTTCTTCCAAAACAGGAAGGTGTCAACCGCATTCCCGTCATAGTCCTTGAGCGCTTTAAGATCGCGGATGGTGGTGTCACCTGCCGCAGAAACGTGCGCAAACATCGCGTTGGTGTGGAATTTGTTGAGCGTGGTGATCGCGGTCTTGAGGTTTGCCATCAGCAGAGAAAGATCTCGCAGCTCCTCTGCCGTCATCCTGTTGAGCACCATCTCGCCCTCGTAAGCGTCCATCAGGCTCTGCACCGTTTCAACGTGCTTGGCAAGTCGCTCCGAGAAATTCAAGGGGAGATCATACTCACCCGAATATCTCACGTCCTCGTCAAGACCGTCAAGCATGGCAAGCAGCTTCTGCGCCTGCTTCACGTGCGCTTTGTCAGCCTTGGTGGCTTCACCGCCACGCAGCTGTCGCCGGCTGGTGAAATCAAAGGTCAGAAGGAACGGGATCACAATGCCCTTGATATTCTCGTTTACGTGCTTGGTAACGTCCTTGTTCAAGGGATGGTTGAGCCAATCTACAAGATCCTTGTAGTCCGACTCGATTCTGTCGCGGTACTTCTTGATAGCAGCAGCGTTCTCTCTGCGATCACGCCATCTCTTCAGCTTCTCGTCACCGCGCGCTCTCTCCTGCTGCTCCACGACCTTGCGCGCCTTCTGCAAAACACCCTGCAAAACCGTCTTTTCCTGCACGTCAAGCAGCTGCGCACTCGCCCGAGCGATCTGCCCGTCCAGCACCTCCATGCGGTTGTGCGCCGCCTCTGCAATCGCACGGTCGCCGCCCTTTTGGAAGGTGTTCTCGCGGTAGATTTGCCCCTGCTCGTAGCGTTGCGCTGTCAAGTCGTCCAACTTAGCAAGTCTCTGCTTAAAGAGCTCAAGCGCCTTGACCTCTTCCTTTGAAAGCGTATCGCGGAAAGAAGTGCCGTCCTCGGTCTTTTGGTTCTCGTACAGATCCACGGCATAGGAGAGAACCTCCTGGTCGCTCATTCTGCCGTCTCTGCGCTGGTAGCGGATGTCGTTTCCGCTCTCATTGAAACGCTCCGACAAGGGGATCATGTTGCCGTCGTCATCGTAGGTTACGGGGTCGGCGGATTTTATTTGCGTGTTTTTGAAAACAATAAATGTATGTACATCTTCTCGTTTTCCATCAATATACCTGTGCCCGTCATCTGCAAGTTCGATTCCGTCGTACCCGCTATCGTTTTCGATAAAGTAAGCATTCAAAATCTTTCTCATTCCGGATCTTAAACTGGTTTCATATTCTTTCTTGCTCTCGATCCAGTCATCTGCGATTTTGTCATACTTGTCCATGATCGCAAGGTCTCGCTCGCTTGTTGATTGCCCGCTTTCCTCAAGTGCTATCAATTCATCAAACATCTTTGCGTTGTTTTCGGAATTGAATCTTTTGAAATCCTCCAAATGTGCGTCATATTTATCCAGAAGCTCTTTGTATCCTCTGATATGCTTGGAATACCACGCTCTTGCTTCGTCTCGATTTTTGAAATAAAGAAGATTTCCATGCTTGAGATATACTCTCATTTGGATAGATCCACCATGACCAGTCTTAATAAAATCAGCACCAACACCAATGTCATGATCGTTTTCTTTGAAAAAATATCCATTTGGTGTATCACTGTCATTCAATCCAGCATCAGGGTTTTCGTTGGAAAACTCGTTAAACCTTGTTCCTGTTTGATGATACCTAACAACTGGATTCCATCCCGCTTTTTTCGCCGCCTCGTCCACCATTCTCTGCGCCGTTTCCATGTCACCGCTCTCGACGGCATCCATGTAGGCTTGGTCTTGGTCGGTGTACTGTCTGCGGCTGTACTGAACGCCCTTCTTATCCTTGTACTCCTTGACAAAGTCGTCCACAACGTCCTGCGCGACCGGCAGAGTACCGTGACCGCCCTTGTAGGTGTCAAAAATCTCCTTGATGTCTGCCTGCGATTGCTCGTCATAGATCGGGCGCACCACCTCTTGAGGCGATCCAACTCCGTCGTTATCGTACATCTTGAAGTCGATCAGCAGCTTCCAATAGCCGGGATAGCCCTGGAATTGAGGAAATTTCGGAATTCGTCCGTCTTCCTTGCACTTTTCAAGATAGATCTGCGCGTTCTCGTCTCCCGTCTTTGAGAAGTCCCAATACTCGGAAGGATCGTAGTTTTTGATCTTTCGCTCGGGATCGATTGATCTTTCGTTTTGCGTGTCGGTATAGTCTTCGTATCCGGTAAGTCCCAGCGCATCGTACAAGGATTCCTTCCAAGAGGATTTGTGGAACGGGATGATGAAGTCGATGCGAGGATCTGCCATCGCAGCAATGATATGCGCATCGTTCTTACCAACGAGAATCGTGCCGACGTTCTTGGAGAATCGATCTCTCAAGCGGAACGCCTCCTCGTGCGGCATACCTTCCTTGTCGTCAAAGATCAGGTTTCCGTCAGCGTCAAGACCGCTGCCCTTAGCAACCAGCGAAAGGTTGATCTTGATTCCCGTGTTACCAAACACCTTTGCAAACGCAGGCACTTTGGTATATGCCTGAGATTTCAGACCTACTCGCGACATATCCAGCGCGATCTGCATCATGTCAATCAGATGCGGCACTTCAAAGTCGGAGAAGGATTGCAAACGCAAGCCGCCCGAATTGTTTCGGGACGTAACCGCAGATTTGCTCTTGAACGTGCGCAGGATCTCTCCCTTGTATTCCGCTCTCGTCTCAAGCAACTTGGGCTTTGCCTGCCCTCTCGCGTTCATGAAATTCAGATATGCCTCATACACCTGCGGATGGTTTTTCTTAACGAGATCAATATCCGTTGTGTTCAAGTCAGCCATCGTGGGCGTATAGCCGTCCTCGGGGAAGAATTTATCCGTAGAAGCATCAACCGTGGTCTTCATCTGATCCTTGGTCTTTGTCAGCTCAACCTCTTTTCCTTCGCTGTTGATGCGCGAGATCGGCTTTCCGGTCTTCTGCGAGAGCTTGTAACGCTCGATAAAATCTTGCGTGATGGGACCGAGCTCGCGTCTCGTGGATTCTACGTAGCAAAATCCGCAAGCAACCTCGTACCCTCTCTCCTCCATCATTTGACGAATGCGGACGATGTCCTCCGAGTCAAAAGCGGCATCTGCCATGATCTTTTGGATAGCGTCAAACGTGCCGGTAAACAGCAAACGCTTTGCGCAGAGAGTGGACATATCCACGCTCCACTTGTATTCCGAGTTTGGCTTCAGTACCGACGCGCTGTCAACGGCATTTGGCGCGTAGTCAAGTCTTGCCTTGTCATCTGCGATCAGCTTGGACACCGCATTGATATTGTCGATAAACGACAGCGCGGTATCCATACTTACGCCAAGTTCCTTGGAGATTGCCTTCGCGGTCTTCTCCCTATCCGTCACGTATTCGGATTCCGTCCACGTTCTGCGAGAATACTGCGGCGCAACGGTCTTGCCGTCAGTATCGATCTCAACCATGCCATCGGCATTGATCTCTTCAATAACTGCCTCTGTACTTGCAATCTTTTTCGGCTTTTTTGCTTTTTGGGGCTTTTCCTTGGAAATCTTCGCGGTCTCTTCGACCTCCACATTCTGCTCCGCAACCGTGGCTTGGTATTTTTCCACCGCACCGGCAGCCGCCTTGTCGAACAGCTTGACGATCTCCTCTGCATACTTGCCGCTCTGCTTCAAGGTCTGCGCAGCCTTGTTGGCGTTGGGCGACAAGGATGCAAAATGCTTCTTGATATTCGCCACGAATTCCTTAAGCTTTGCATACAGCTTCTCAAAGATGTTCTTGTGGTTGTTTGCCAGGTCTTCAAGGAAAGAGGAATCTGGCAGAATGTCGGTCAATGCCTCTGCCACAACCTCTCGGCTGGCTCTCTCGTAAGGCAATGCCGATTCTGCTGCCTCGCGAGAGATCAGCTCGTCCGCATTCTCAAGGTGGTCGAATACCACGCGTCTGAGTTCATTATACCACACGGGATTCCAGTTTTCAATAAAATGCACGAATTCGTGTGAAAAAGTTCTCAGCATGGTGTAGTTGGCAAGATCACCTGCGCTCTTGACGTTGTTCAGACCTGCATTGATATCGATGTACAAAGTGCCGGGCTCGCTCTTTTTGTACTTACCCTGGGCTTCCGTAAAGTTACCCTTTGCATCCGCCTCCGACTTGTAAAGAACAATATCAATGCCTGTCACCTCGGCAATTGAGGACATGATCGAGTAAGCCTCTCGCTGCGTGTCGTTGAATTTCGCACTCAGCTCTTGGATGCTCACACCTTCACCGCGCACAACACCCTTTTTGCGCTGTGAGCCGCCCGTTTCCTTCTTGGCATTGCTCTTCTCAAGTCGCTTGGCTCTTGTGTCCTGCGAAGCCTTGCCTGCCTCGTAGGCAATCTTCTTTTGGCTGTCGGTCAGATACGACTCCATGCCCTCTACGTAAGAGAGCTTCACGCCAGAAGCACCCATATCGTATGCGATGCGGAAAGCAGCGTTGTATTCTGCCACGTCCTGCCCCTCGATATAGGTAGCAGCCATTGCCTTTGCCTGCGCACCGTAGTCGCGAGATGCCTTTTCCAGCGCGGTCTGCACGTCCTCTTGTGATGTTTCGCGTGTGACCTCTGCCTGCTCTGCCGTTTCCTTTGCGGCAGGCGCGTTCTCGCGCTCCGTGACCGTTTGAACATCCGCTCCCTTAACGCTCTCAGAAGCGATTTTTACTGCATCCTGGGAGGTCTTATCAGCAGCGGTGTCTGTTGCGGATTTTTCCTCTGCGACCTCTGCTGCTGCCTCGTTCTTTTTCAGCTTGCTGATCGCTCTTTCATTACGCGAAACCACGTTACGTATCTCGTTGCCGGTCAGATCCTTTCCACGGTTCAGCTTTTCGTTGAGTCGCTTATAGTATCTGTTCTGCGGATCAAGCTCCAAGCCCTCTGCGACAAGGTCTTTCTGCGCTTCTCCGTATGTGTTTTTGTAGGTATTGTTTTCGTGTGCGTTAGCAACAATGCTTTGTACACCGGTATACGCGCCACCGCTGATTCCGCCCGAAACTGCACCTGAAAGTACATCAAATGCGACACCGTTTACAATTTCGAGCCAAGCTCTTGTTTTAGCTTCACTCTCGCTCATGCCGGATGCCATGTATTGATCAACCAAATCATAGAATACGCTTTGGTTCTGCATAATCGCGTTGTCCGCAATGTTTGTGAGCAAAGCGGTAAGCCCTTCTTCCATGCCCTCAGCACCTGCTTGCTTCAAGACATTGGTAATAAAACCTTTAAGGGTTTTTGCGCTTCCAAGCTTGAACAAATTGTCAACTCCGATAGACTCAGCAACACCTTCAAACACACCTGCTGCAATTCCGTACAGCATTGCCTGAGCGTCAGTTGCACCTCTTCTCTTTGCGTCATTCATTGCAGAAGCTGCGCCTTGACCAAAATACGAAACAAGCGTTCCACCGGGACCGAGTGTGTGCGCAGAAATCATGCTTTGAGCAATGCTCATAGCAAGACCATACGCGTCGCCAAGACCCTTGCCGCCAATGACCGGTACGGCATCAGGAAGAGTACCTGAATACTGGTTCCAGTATTGCGTGATACCACTCGTAACCGCCTGCGAATACTCAAACGGAGAAACAACACCGTCACTGTCAGAAGAGATCTCTCCAATAGCGAGATTATTGAGAACGTCTGCAAGAGCCAGCGGAGAAGCGGCAAGAGCACCGAGAGAATTAAGCACTTGCGCTCCCAAGCTCGAGGTGGCATTTTTTTGAATAGCAGCAAGAGCAGCATTTTCATTCGCTTTATCCGCAAAAACAGCATATTGCTCAGCCTTATAAGGATTTGTATCATACAGATATCCATAAATCGCTTTTTGCTGCTCTGTCCAGTCATTGGAAGGCTCAGGTCTTTGTGGATTGTCTCTCATTGCGTTTTGCACTTGCGTGACTCCGCTGAGGGTCAGTGTTGTATCTACAGGACCACCAGACCCATACCAACGACCGAGCTTGTCCCATAACGATTCGTCTTCTGCTCCACCAATAGCCTCTTTGCTTCGTTCGTCTCTGTCCGCAATATACTTGTCCCAACCTGCTGCAGATTTTTTTGCATAGTCAGCTTCCAACAGGATAGCGTCGTATGCCGCTCCTGCCTGCAAATCAGATACCTCGTTATAATAAGCGCGTTTTTCTGCAAGCTCTTTCGAAATTGAGTCATGTCGGTCTTTAGCAAGCTTTAGGGAAGATTTTGGGGTATTAAAAATATTATATTTCAGAGGATTATTCAGCTCCGCCCAGCGTTTTTCCTCTTCTTCCAAAGAGGCAATTTCTTTTTCAATGGTAGAAAGGTCTACATTGAGCATGTTTTGATAATCCGTATATTGAGCAAACGTGTTTGCGTAATCCTCCGCGCTCTTGAATTGTCCCCAGTATTTGTCAGCCTTGGAAAGATCGGTTGCGCTCATGATGGTGTTAAAGTTATCTCCGAGCTTGTCACGGTTCTGCCATGCCCATGCTCTGACCATCTCAGCCTGATCGTTCAGACCGCGCCACTTATCGTAGCTGTCCTCCTGCAACCCTTCGCTTGAAAAAAAACTGTTTGCATTGGTATTATACGAATTCAGGTAGTTCTCGTCAACCTTGCTGGTATCAACACCGGAATACTTTTTCGAAAGCTGGTAGCTTTCGTAGGCGCCGTATTTTTCCGGGTTCTTCGACTTTTCTTTTTTGTAACGTTCATATACGCCCATATTTCACCTCGTATATCGACATTATTTCATAATGTACTTATCATAGTAATAAAACGGGTCATCCTTGAGTTGGTCTGCATACATAAGCATCAGCCAGTCAGCATCTTCGGCACTGATAATATTGTTTTCTACCAAATTATCCAAGAATTCTCCAGCTTCCTGCTGAGAATTGAACGTGGGCATTTTTTCTTCATACTTGGTGAGGTCGGTGCTCGGTGTATAGAGAGCTTCTTCTCCATTGTCAGAGGCAGCAGCAGCTGCTGCGTATTCAGCGTACTTTGTGTTTGCCTTATTTGCAAGCAAGTTGTACTTGTTTTCAATAGCCTGACCTTCCATTACGTAGCGATCAAGGGCGCGGTCATACAGTTTGTCTGCTTCAGCGGTTACTCCGCCAATGTAATCCTGATAGGTCTGCTGACCTACCTGCTGCGCGTAGGAGCTGCCATATCCACCGGTAAGCGCAGCGGCTCTGCCCATTGCATCCTCCGCTGCTCTGCTTGCGTTATCGGCATATTCCTGCACAAGCTTGTCATACATTGCATCGTTGTTGACGTTATAGGAAAAGTCCTTGCGAGTGATCATCCTGTCGTAAACGGCATCTGCCTGCTTTCTTACAGCATCGTATGCCTTGTATGCTTCCACAGCACGATCATACGCCTCGTTGGGCTTGTACTCGTCGTCAAACAATTCTTCTTTTTTTTGATAAGGCTTTTTAGTGATCGGCATTGTTGTTACCCACCTCGATTCTATCCAAAATATAGTTGATTTTATCCACCAAGTCGAACAGCCAAGATTTCAGTTGCACAAGCTGTTCAGCCGGGCTTCCGTGCAAAAAAGGTTTTTTCAGCCTCATATTTCTGTTCCCTCCTCCGTGGTTTTGCAAATGGAAAACAGTGTAGCCGTACCTTCTCCCTCGATCCTGATACGGAAATGATCGCATCTGCGAGGAATGATCGGCATATTGATAATTTGGATGCCGCGTCCGATCATGGAATTGATCGGCTGCCAGTATCCGCTGGAGTCATACTCAATGTAAAATCTTACCTTTGTTCCGTTCTCCAGCTTAATTCGAACATTTAGCGATACAAGGTATTTCTTGTCTTCCGTGTAAAGACCGATCATGCCGCTCTCTGCATGCCAAAATACGTTTTTCTCCTCGTATCCGCTTTCATCATCTGCCTGAGCAGGCTGTGAAAACGTAGTTCCGATAAAACCACCGACAGCAGGATCTGTGCGGAAATAAAGCTCGTCTCCGTGTGCGCAATACTCTACGATCTGCTGAGGAATCTGAGATCTGTGCCAAATACCGGACTTTGTGTCATAGATGAAATCGTATGCAATGCCCGTCTGCTTCATGGTCAGGTAGTATTTGTTGCGATAGCCACCGCCTACAGCATTTTTGTATTCCTCGTTTCCAAGCTGCTCCGAGATGATTGCAGGCAGCGAACCATCATAGGCACAAACACCGCTTCGGGATTTATAATACAGCACCTCGTTGATAATAGCGAGGCTCTTGTGGCATCCTTCCTGCACACCATTGATCGTGTCTGTTTGAATCTGAAAGTTGCTCGGCTGATATCCGAACACCTTGTGAACGCACCGCTCCTTGAAAAACAGAGGATATCCGCCATAGTTGATGGCACCGGTGAATTTCCCGTCAGTACCAACGCTTGCTGCATAGGAATCAGTAGAAATGCCTGCGTAGTTGTGCCAGTTTTTGAAATCTCCCAGCTTGGATGCATAAATCTCGTTGACCAGCTTGCCGTCTACAATTCCGTATTTGCAGCCCCACAAGCGATTGTTCGCTTCAATGACAAAATCCATATCAGGGACATCTCTCGACAACGTGAAATTTGTAGCGATCGATACGCTGGTTTCAGTAATGATACCGGGAACGGCAATGAAATTTCTTATCGCTCCGATGCTTTGCGTATCAACACCGGCTGCCACGATGCTTTTGAAACCGTCAAGGCTTGTTTCTCCGCTGGTAAATCCTTGCAAGGTTACAGAATCTCCTACCTTGAATTCGTTCGTGATGTATTCTGAGCTGATCTTGATATAGGACGGTACGTCAAACCACTCACCGCTTTCACCGCTATATCTGTACATTGTCGCTGGAGTGGTAGAGGTATCTACCCAGTAGTAACCATTATTTCCGCTTGCCGGCTGCGTATTGGAAAACTCGACATGAGAGTTTTCGATCTGTGTACCGTCTTTGCTGCAAAGAGTAACAACAGCAGAATTTCCGCTGCATGTGGATTCAAGGCTTCCGTTATCTTCGAGGTTCGCTGTGTTAACGTACTTTTTGTCCGGGAAAATAATTACGTATGCGCCCATTGATACAAGGACCTTTTCACCACTTGTCAGACCGAGATCAACGTAGCCGCTTTCCATGAAAAACGTACCTTGTGCAATATAACAGAATTCGTCCTTGGATATCATGCCGTCTGTCTCGCCTTCCACATATACTCCGTGAGGCTTTCGCGTCTTAAGCAGAGGGTATGCGTCAGCTGTCATGTTTACCACGTCATAGAATTCATTTTCTCTGATCCTTGTGTTGTGATTGTAGCCGCCAAAGATATCGATATATTGCTTATCGTGCGCAATGACGTTTAATTTCGGGTATCTCATCACGCCACCTCTCAATACAGAAAGCGACCATGACCGCCCGTAATCGGCATATGCGTCCGGTTGTATTCTCCCGTAAATTTATCCCACTCGGCATTGAACATTTCAATGGAGTTGTTGTATTTTGCAAATTCTCCCTGATTCAGATCGATCTGTGCCGCAAGCCAGCGCACATACATCTGATCATACCCCTTTACCAGCAGATCCGTATCCGGGTCAACGTCGTTCTGGTATCCCTCAAATCCGCACGAGGGAGAGTTTTCGTGCTTGTCGTAAACCAAACGCTGCACCATAGAGTCAAGCGCGGAAAGCCATTCCACCTTGCGGTCTTGGGAATATGCGTTTGGCTTCAATTCGTTGACAATACCAATTGCCTCAATAATTTTCATGTTACCGCCTTTCCAAAAAAGCAGGGTCGAGCCCTGCTTTTTTTACTTTGCCATCTGGCTGAGTCTGTCGATTGTATCGTCGTAGCGATGCTGCGCTCTCTTACTTCTTTCAATCTCGTCTGCAACGTATGCAGGAACTTCTACGTACTTGCCACGAGGCAAGAGAAAGGACCTGCCGTTGATGCAAACGTAAAGATTGGGATCGGTGTCGGAAGAGTCTCTGTCAACATAGATGCGTCTCTTTTTTTCCTTGATTACGTTCTTTTTGGTTTTGGTAGTAGCCATAATTCCTCCATAAAATTTTGTAGTGGGCAGGGCATTGCCCTGCCCACGTTACGGTTTATTACTCGTCGTTCTCACCGCCGGTTACATCGTCATCACCGCCGGTTGTGTCATCACCGCCGGTTGTGTCATCACCGCCGGTTGCGGCGTCTTCAACGTAGGTTGCGTCATCCAGTGCGCTGTAGGAAGAGCAAGACATCACTCTTACCATGCGCTCGGGGTAAAGCACAGCCATGCCGGTTTCAAACTTATAGCCAATGGTGCTGAACTGATTCAGAGGACCTCCGACCTGCTCGGCTGTCTTTACGATCATCTCAAGCGCACCGCCCTCGGGGTCGATAATGCCGAAAGAATCCTTACCGAAGAAGTAGGTCGCGTATGTCGATGTTCCAGCCTTGTTCTGATAAAGCGTGCCGCCAAGAACGGGTGCAAAAGCGTTTTCGATAAATCTGACACCGTGCAGCTCACCGATCTCACCGTTGAAAATCTGCTCGGGAGATGCATACTGGTGCGCTTCGATCCACTCGTCGCTGTTGCGCAGATCCTCTGCCACGGAAGGATGGATCACGGCTACGTACTTGCCGTCAATTCTCGGAACACGGTTCTTCTTGAGCAGAGTGACCACCTTGTTGACCATCAGAGGAGTCAGCAGGCTCATCACAGTAGTGGATGCTTCCATCAGAGCGGGAGAGGTGGGAGTGCTTGCAGACTCACCGGTTTCCAGCGTGATGTTGTCACAGTAGAACACGTTGGTGTTTGCAAGCAGACCGTCACGGATCAGGGTTTCCTGAGTTTCGGCAGCGGACGCGCCCATCTCCTCGGTTGCGCCAAGGATCACGTCGTCAAATGCGTGCAGCTCCAGCACGTCGGATACGGTAGCGTAAGTACCGTACTGCTTGATCGCACCGTTCTTGACGCTCATGCCAAGCGTCTGACCAGAGGGGATCACACCTTCCTGAAGCTCTGTAGCCTTCTCGAAGGTGTTCCATTTTCTCCACTCTACGGTCTTACCGCGACCTGCAGGCAGGGGCTGCTTCTTTGCAAACTGCGCATAGAACATCTCAATACGCGCGTTTTCCAGCAGCTCTGTGTCATAGTAGGTCTTGATGGTGGGGTCCAGATCTGTCGTTGTGGTTTTGGTGCCGTCGTATGCATTTACGAAACCGGTTGTGGTGTTGACAACTGTACCTGCTTCAGCAAACAGCTGCAGGTTCATGATCATAAAAATGATTCTCTTCATGGTTTATTCTCCTTTTTGTAATGAATTTTGGGGAAGGAGATGCCCCTTGGGACTTAAATAACAATGTCCTCCGGGCGCAACGGCTTCCCATTTGCAGCGGCTGCGCGGATCTGTCGGTTGATTTCGGCTCTCTGCGCGCGGCTTGCCTTATTGATGTCGAATACGCTTGTAGAGGCTGCTCTCGATGCCGTTCCGTTTTCTGTCGGTCTTGCGCGACCCGCAATAATAGAATCCGAGATCTGCTGTGCCGTTCTTTGTGCAACCGCCTTGGAAGCTGCGGCTTGGATCTCTTTGCGGTGTACCGCGTAATAGGCGTCCTCAACGGAAAGTCCAACACCGGGGGATGTCAATCGCTTGAACGTGGGACTCTGCAGCTCGGTGCGCAGATCAAAGTCAGGAAAGATCTCTTTCAGAGCATTGCCCTGCTCTTCCAGCTTGGCAATATGCTCGTCAATCGCCTTCTGCTCGGCTTCTCTCTGTGCAGCCGCCCTTGATCGCTCCTGCTCTCTCTTCTGCTGGTCAATCTGCATGGCAGTTTCCACCGGCACGCCCATCTCAAGGGCTTTCTGCTCGTAAAACTCCTTGTCGTTATTGACAGCCTGAATAAGAGCGTCCACGTCAGGGTTCTGCGGATCGAGCTTGTAGCGGCTTGCCAGTACCTCAAGCATCGGGGCATATTTTTCTCTTTCTGCTTTGATCTGTGCCCTCTCTGCCTCGATCTCCTCACGCGCCTTTTTGTTGCGCGCCTTGACCGTATCCTGCATGTGCTTGTTGTACTCGGGATCTGCCATAATCTCATCCCATGTCATACGTTTAGCCTCTGTGGGTTTCTGAGCATTGGCGTCCTGCTCTTCTTGCGCTTCGGCAGGTTGGCTTTCGCTCGGCTTCGCTTCGCTCTGCGCTGCGATCATCTGCCCTACCTTGGCACTCGCCCTTTTACTGATCTTGCCCTCGGGAACACCCAATTCCCTGAGCTTTGCCTGCCCGGCGTCAGCAGGAGAAGTGGCATTGCCACCGCCCGATGCTCCATCACCACCCTCGCCACCTTCGGCAAACAGCTGGAGATTGAGCCATTTGGTTTTGTTCATGAGTAAATCCTCCGATATAATCTGCCGCTTTCGGGGCGGCGAGTCCCTTGGAGCTGCGCAATGGAATCGAACCATCAACCTGCCGATTACAAATCGGCTGCTCTACCGTTGAGCCAGCACAGCACAAGCCGTGGTATTTTCCGCCCCACGGAAGGCGGTAAAAGGATGAAGGAGGAAGTGCTACTCATAGCATAACACTTCCCCCTTTTGTTTCTCTACACCCCTACTTTTCGATTTTGTACGAAATATTTTCAGGGTAGTTTGCTGCAAGCAGCTCAAAGCCAACACAGATCGAATCAAAGATCACCGATACCACGCTCTTGAATTTGTCTGTCGTGCGGCACTTGATCACAGCGTCTCCCGGATCAAGACGAATGACTGCCTTGCTTACCTGCCCACAAGAGCGCAAATTTTCCGCATTTGCGGCAAGCGTGTAGGTAAGTGCAGATACAGCCGCGCAGACGAGGTCGTGCCCTTCCTGCCCGCTTCTCGCGTGTCCTGTGACGGTTACTTTGTGTCTTTTCTTGCTGTAGGTTACCTCGATCATAAATCCTCCTTATGCAGGCTGCGAAGCAGCAGCCGATCTTTCTCTTGCGTTCTCAACGTTGGCAGGTTCTTTGTTCTCAGGGTCTGGCATCCTTGCGCCTGCACCACCGGGAATTGCAGCCTGAATGCCAAGCGTCTGCTGCATGTCCGCAGCAATTCGAGGATCTCCCGTCAGCGAAAACGCCATCTGCATGTACTGTGTCAGCTTTTGCATCATCATGCCGTTCTGAGCGATCTTTTGCATCAGAGCATCCTTGCCGTCGAACTCCATAATACCAAGACAAGCGATTGCCTGATCTGCTCTCATGGGATCAAAGAAGCCCATCTGATAGAACTGAATTGCCATCTCGTTCTGCGCGATCTTTGTGTATGTGTTTTTCTTCTGTGCCGAGATCTTGACGTCAAACAGCGGCTTGCGAATGCCGCCATCCTCTCCAAAGGCTTGACCGTATTCCACGGGCTTGATTCCCTGATTGGTGTACTCCACGTACTTCTGCGTGCCGTATTCCCCGAGAATGCGGAATTTACGCGGGGCTGTGTAAAATTGGCGCATCAGCTCGATCACGATTTCCACGATCCTGCCAAACGATCTGTATGAGCCCTTTGTCGCGTCTCTCGATCCCTTTCCGCTTGCCTCCTGCAAGGCTGCAATCGCGGATGCCGCTGTCACGCCCGAGGATGCGTTTCCCGTGGACGTTTCGGTGTTGCCCGAGGTCTCGCGCAGCTCGTCGATCGTGCGGTCATACATCGAAATTGCGGCACCGTCAAGGGGCTTTGTTTCAATGGGACGCAGCGCACTCTCGTCAAGCCGTCCTGCTACGTGAACGATTGGCTTGTTAGTGTTGAGGAACTCGTCTTCATTGATCGCGTCGTTTGCCATTGCAAAGTACCTCGGCTTGCTCGTTACCATGACGTTTGCGTTGAACGCCGTCTTCATGTTGTCGATCTCCATCTGAGGAGAGCGGCAAACGTCCACGTATCCGTACCCGCAGGGTGATCCCTCCACGGGGAACAGCGCGTCAAACTCGTAGGGGTATCTGCCGTGATCGTAAAGACCGCGCACACTCATTTCGGGATCGTTCTCGGTAGCAAACAGCACTACGTCACCCACGTATTTTACGTATTGCAGCGTGTTGACACCGTTGACCGTCTTATGGTAATAGCAATCGATCACGGTTGCCTTGTCAGCGTCCTGCTGCTCGTCCTGAACGAATTTGCCGGACACAAAAGCAGCATCCTTCAGCTTTCCCTCAAGCTCAGGATAAAGCGCGGTCAGCACGTCCTTGTCCACAAGCTCGGTGTGGAAGATATAACGCGACTTCTGAATGTCCTTGATCGCAGGCTCCCAATAGAGATTAAGCGGATTGACAGCCTCAATGGTAATGTCACCAAGACCGCCCAGCTTGCTTGCATCCCAAACGATCTTGTAAATGCCGGTTCCGTACTTTACCTTCTGCCACATCGCCTCGTTGTATGTCTCCTCAAACTGGTTCTGTTCCAGTATGCAAGGGATGATCGAGGAAAGCATCTGCGCCTCCCCTGCGTCCGCCACCTCGCGAGGCAGAATGTTTGGCTCGGGGTACGCTTCAATTGCGTCTGCATGCTTGCTTGTCAGTACGTTGTGCAGCCAACCAGAAACGCTGCGGAACGGCTCGTCTTCCTTTCCCTCCTCGCGCGCGTTGCGCAGCTGCCACCAGTTTTCCGAGGCAATGATGCGGTTGTGCGTCTTCTTAAGCCCCGATGCGTATTTCTGAAGCACTCGGTTCAGCTCCAGTATCTGCTCCTTGCCGATGGGACGCACCAGCATCTCGTCCGTGGGCTTCATAGTATTCAATTCATTCTTTTCATCCATGGAATATCCTCCGTTACGTATCGTTATTTATATCCTCTGCGCAGCTGTGCCTGCGAGTATTGGTTCAATGGGTCGGAGATGATCGCGTCACGCTTCTGCGGTATGATCGGGCTTACGGGACGCGACATGCACATATAGCGCACCTCGTCTGCGCAGTTATGGGAAATCACGCCTCCTTGTATCACAAAGCTATGCGTGTCCTCCACTTCCATGTTGTACACGTCAGCCTTGCCTGCGTAGGTTATGCTTTTTATCTTCATTTACCCCACCGCCTTTTACGTGCGCACTCATATCCACAGGTCACATTCTTGCTGTATTTGCTCGTCACAAATGACTTTCCGCATTCAAGGCAGACGCGGCTTTCGCTATCGATCCCGATTTTTCTGCGAAATGCCGACTTGCACTTGTTGCTGCAAAAATGATTTCCCTTTATCATGACTTTTTGCGTCTTGTATTCCATACCGCAAAAATCGCAGCAATACGTGTTTTCGGGGGCATTTTCCCAGTATTGCTTTGCATGCTCCGAATGCCATTCGCGTCCTTCTTCGCTTGCGTGCCATTCCGGGGCTTTTGGGATGGCTTTTTGCAGGCTTTTCTTGCTTTGTTCAATTCTGCCCGGGCTTTTCATGTGATCGCTCAGATGCTTTTCTGCTTTCACCAAACGAAGATTGTCAATTTGGTTGTTGCTTCTGTTCTCGTCAGCATGATGCACGTGATAGCCTCTCGGTATTGCCCCGTTGTGGTACTCCCATACCGTTCTGTGTAAGCGTTTGCCCTTTCGTTGGTAATATGAGCCGCACAAATAAAACGACTCCCCATTGAATTTTTGTACTGTGCTACTGATTACTTGTACTTCCATGTGTTTTTACCTCCATTCCTGCCGACAGATCCTTGGCGTGTATCCACTCACCGTTCGGAAGCATGAATCTGTGGTCATCGGTGCAATAAATTTTCGTGCCATCCTCAAGCTCGATGGCGTATACGTCTGCTTGCTTTCTTGTAAGCCGAACATCGTAGTATCGATGGTACTCACCATCGTGAGACATCACCAATCCTTCTGTTCCGACAAGGCTTTGCAAAGTCTTGTATCCTTCGTCGGTCAGAACCTGCGTGTCACCTGTAAGGCAATGGTCTTCCAGCGTCGTGTCAAGATCCTCGGGCTTTGTATCCGAGAACATCATCAGCGGAATGGTGCGGATAAACGCCTTGCAGGTATCAAACACGTACATGCGCGGATATCCGTTCTCGTCAAACTGGAATCGGTAGTGTACCTGCATCCATCCAGGTATGCGCTGGTTGTCTCCGGGGGTAAAGTAAATACCGTACTTCATAGCCGTCTCCGCAATGCTCTCTCCGCGACTGCTCTCAAAGATCGCAGGGTCTGCCACGCTGTCTATAATATGCCTTCCATTGAGCCACGGATGCTCACGCTCCAGCTCCGCCATGCGTCGGAATTGCTCGTCAGGGCTCCACTTGACGCCCTCGTTTGGCGTGCTTGTGCAACCGTACATCTCCATAATGCGGTACAGCGTTCCTTCGTAGTCAACAGCCCAGTATCCGAGTGAAAACGGCTTGCCGTATCCAAAGTCGTAAGAGCGCATGATATTCCAGCCACGGCACTCGCCCGAATTAAGGTCGAAAGGCTTGATCACGTGCGTAAACCTGCGCTGCTGCAATGCCTGATCCGTGGAAATTCCTGCCTGCTCACAAAGGATAGGATCGGGTGTTGTGCGGAAGTCCTCAAAGAATTGCCCCTCGAAAATGTCCCATCGCCCGTATAGCCAAGCATCTCGCAGCTTTGGCGGCAATGCCTCCAGCTGCTTGATATACTCGGGCTGACTCTCCAGCAGCACCTTGTTATCCGTCACAAGCGATTGAATGAAGGTGTAGTCCTCGGGGGTCTCGCCCTCCTCATACCGCTTGTCAATGAAAATGCGCTTGATATAGCCGTGTCCCTGCCCACCTGGGTTGCAGGTGTAGTAAATGCGCTTCGGAAAGCTGTTGACGCCACGGCAGCACGCGGAGATCACCTTCATCTGATGCTCGGACAGCTGTGTCGCCTCGTCAAGGAATATCACGTCGTATTCCACGCCCTGCAAGCGGTCAAGGTCCTTGTCGTTGTCGCAGTAGGTGAAATTTATCGTTGAGCCGTTGACAAATTTGAGCACCTTGTCCTTGTCGTTGTACTTGGCAATTCCAAGCAGCTCTGCGCGCAGGATATTGATGTGGTTGTTGATCAGCTCGGGGTACGTGCGTCTTACGATCAGGATGCGAATCCCCCCGTACCGCAGCGCAAGCAGCTTTGCCTTGGTGCGAACAGCCCAGGATTTTCCACCGCCACGCGCACCGCCAAAACCGATGTGCTTTGTGTTGGCAAGCAAAAACAGCTTCTGCTTCTCCGAAGGTGGAGATATGATCAATTTGCTCATCCGCTGTACTCCTCCGCATCCGATCCGAATGTGACCGTAATATCCACGGTCTTGTCCTCCACGGTTGCATCCTTCTGCAGCTTAGCAATCCTTGCCTCCTGCTCCTTCTGATCAAGATCGGATTTGAGCATTTGAATCTCCTTGATATCACGCAGCGCAGAAGCAATCGCCTTGATACCGGCTCTGTCAATGATGGTTGAAACGTCCTTGACCTCCTCACGCTCCTCTATAGTTTCCTTAGTTGGCTTATCGGGGCGCATTTCGTTGTTGTACTCGATTACCTTGGTTTTGGTAACGTCTCGCACAATCTGTCTATCAAGCTCGTCTATAGCCTGCTCCAGCTTGGTCAAAAGGCGATCTGTCGCATCCTGAATGCGCTTCATTTTGTCAAGCTGCTTTTCCTGCATGGCTTCCACCGTTTTTGTGATAATCTCGTTCCTGTAGCGTTCCTTCTGTTCTACCCATCGTTCCTTGCCTGCTCGGTGAGCAATTGCGCTACGAGCGACACCGTATTTCTTGGCAAGAGTCGTATAGCTTGCAGCATCGCTGGTGATGTATTCTTTTTTGATTTTCGTCCAGTTGTAATCCGCCACGGTGTCCCTCCTTTTTTTCCCATTATAAAGAAAACGGAGTGTAGTTTTCTACACCCCGTCATACTTGCTGTTCATCAGCATCTGATATACCTCGCAGTATTGAAAGTGATCGCAGCAGAAGGTCTTCATCTGAATTTGAAAATCCTTTGCGCTCCCATAGGAAAGAGATAGCGTAGAATGATCAACAAGCCCCTCGCAAATCACTCTGCGACGCTTCTCATCGCCCTTGTAAAACGGGCATTGCACGTGTACTCTCATATAGGATGATTGAGTTGGCATCCGCAATATTCTCCTTCCATTGGTTTTATTCTATTATATAGCCGCATATACTCCAATCTCTACCGCCCGACCTGCCGCTTTCGCAACTTCTTGCGATCCTGCCGCATCCGCGAAGGAGAAAGCAGAATATCTGCCAGCGCATCCTCTTCGCGGTGCTTGGCTGCAAGCCTGCGCTTGTTCTCGCGGTCAAAATCTGCATACTCCTCGCACGTATCATGGCAAGTCAACGTGCGCTTCTTGCACTTGTAGCACGGTGACGGCTTTGTCATGCTCCGGTACTCCCGAAACCACCGTTGCCGCGCTCGGTTGATTCAAGGCTTTCCACCTTTCGCAGCGTGGGCTTTGCAATTGGCAGGAATACGATCTGAATGATCTTGTCGCCTCGATCAAAACGCTTGGGAGGCATGTCGGGTCTGTTGTGGTAGAGCTTGACGCAGATTGATCCGGTGTAGCCGCTGTCAATGACCCCTTCCCCGGTCACGTGATCGCGCACGTTCAGACCTGACTTGCTTTTTAGAAATCCAACATAGCCACGCGGAATGGCAACGTGTACCCCGGTGTCTACCACTACGCTTTC